ATTATATAATCCTGAAGAAATACCTGAATTAGAACCTTTACTATAGAAGAAAAGACCTTCACTTGTACTACCAATACCAACTCTGGTAGTAACAAGACCTATGTTATTATCACCTTTATTAATGACAAATACATCTGTCTGATTAGTACCTAAAAATGGTAATTTAAATTCAGTTACTAATGGGGTTCTACCCACATCAAAACGATTTGCACCAACTCTTTTATGTAATTGTAATTTTTGACCTGTTTTAAATGGATGATTAGGTATATGTATTGTTCTTGTGGGTATTGAAACTGTTTCTTTAATTTCACCAATTACTCTCTCTACATCAATCGCTCCACCTGCAGTGGTTCCTACTCCAACAGATTGAGGACCATTGAAGAATACGGTTTCTTTTGGTATTGATGTAAACTTAGTTGTTTTTACTGGTATGCTAATACGATTATTTAAAACATCAACATTTGATCCTAGAGTATGAGCGATACCAGTATGTCTTAATACTCTTACAACTTTTCTTATTGGGAAAATATTTAAAACTTGTAAAGTTTCTACATCAACAACATTTCCTGAACCAACCTTTAATGAACCTCCAATAGAGATTGTATTTGGTATTTGTGTTAGATATATGTCTTGTATTAAACCAGCGTTAGAACCGATTGTCATAGCCTTAGCAAGACCAACAGTATCTGTTTTAACACCTACACTAAATGAATCTGTTAAGTTATTGATTGAGCTACTTAATCCTGATATCGATACTGAAGTTTGGTCATTCATTTCCATGAATGGGAGGAAAGTTGCCTCTACCTCATTTCCACTCTTCCATTCAAAAACCGCACTGTTAAAAGTTTCGATTGTTGTATCAATTCTCGATACTCCGATACCAACAATTTCATCTACTTGTGCACGGAACCCAGAACCATTTGTACCCTCATCATCAAATTCTGTTAAATCACCAATCTTATATCCACTACCACCATTCAAAATGGTGAATCCATCAACTCCACCTTTTGTTACAGATTCAATTGTAGAAACCTGTCTTATTTTCTCATAAGACTCTATTACAAAATCATTTCCAGCAAATTTTTCATCAACATTATATGGTAACGTATTTCTTCTTAAACCTGAATTATTAAAATCAAATTCTTGGTTTAATATTTGATTTTCTGCAATTACAGGTGAACGATATGTATTACCGATAAAGTATGGATATTGACCTTCTAATTTGTTTGTACCTGTTCCTAGTCCAACAGTTGAGAAATATGCATAAACACCATTTGGAAATTCAGGTGTTTTACCAAATCTACCATTATGAATATCTAAGTCTCCAGAACCATTAAATACGTGGTCTTCTACAAAGAATCCCGCAGAATATCCAGCAGGACGATTTTCGACTCTATTAATATCAAGTATGTAAGATGGTGTGAGAATTTTTAAGTCTGAGTTAATATTATCAGAATCTGCATAACCAAATGGTCCATATATTGGATTACCGTCATATGCCCAACCAACAATTGGTGAATGACCTGTGATTTTATCAAATTCACCACTTCCAGTAACAGTAAATGTATTTTCAAAATTATTTGCAATATCCTGAGAATATCCTAAGATACTGAATCTAAGAGTATCTTCTTTTGTTGATAAGAAAGAATCACCAAATCTATGTGTATTATTGAGAGTTAAACTTCTTACCCTTGCAGCGTAAACACCATTAGAACCTCTAGAGAACGCTCTGACCTCTGTAGTACCGCTATCGTATCCAATACCAGTATTAGTTACTATAGCATCAATTACTTGTCCGTTTTCAAGTACTGGACGAACCACAGCACCTGCTCCTGCTCCTGTTGATATAACCCTTATCTCTGGACTTGAATTATACTCTCTACCTCTGTTTACAACAGCTACATCAATAATTTTACCATTTACAATAATTGGTTTAAATTCTGCAAATCTACCATTTTTAATAGTTACTTTAGGTGTAACTTCCTTATCAAGAATTGTAGAACCATAATTTGTACCCTGCTCATAAAGATATCCACCAACTAATTCACCAGTAACAACAGGTGTAGTAACAATATTTCCAGTTATTGTTGAACCAAACGACACATCAACATTAACTTTAATTGGTGGGTAGTTAAATATTTGGAACCCTGAACCAACTGATTCAAAATTAACGAACTTACCTCTATTGAAATCTGCTAATGAAGTACCACCAATACCAGCATCTGCTAGTTGGAAAGTATCATTAGTTAATTTTTTAACGTAATAAGAAGATGTTGTAGTTAATCCTTGTATCGTTGTAGTTTCTGCAGAGTATTCAATTAATTCACCACTTTCAAATCCGTGGTTTTTAAAAGTAACTACATTTAATGATGTTGATATACCCGTTGTTTTTACTCTTAATTTACGATGTGTATAACCTGATCCCTCTTCTAATACTTTTACAGCGACTAAAGTATTCTTATTCTGTGTTCTAAATTTATGAATACCACTCGCTTTTGTATCAGTTGATAATCCAACGGTATTAATACCAGCAGTACCAAATAATGCATCTACTCTACTATTAAACAATCTAACTGTAGTAGGATTAACAGACCTTACAAAATATGGAGCACCATTTGTAAGAGTAGAATCGACTTGATTCAATAAATCAAATGCTGTTCCAATTCCAATCGCTGGATTTCCATTTGAACCATAAAAAACTATTTCACCATCATCTAAATTGTGTTGTGATTTAAATGTAATAGTTTCATTTACAATATCAACACCACCATTAAAGAAAATATCTCTACTATCAAATAGTAATTCTCTATTTCTAGTTCCTAAGATAGGTTGTAGTACACAACCAGTTCCATTACCACCAGTTAATGAAATACTTGTGACCGAATCAATATCAAACTCTTGAGGGTCAACAAATACTTCTTTGACAGTTCCACTTATTATTGGTTCAACAGCTGCACCAATTCCAGTGCTTGTCTCAATGCCTATTATTGGAGGATTAACTACATCATAACCACTACCTGAGTTTAATAAGTCAATAGACTCTAAAGGACCAAAGAAGATTTGGTTATCAGAGATTGGAGAACGAATTTGAACACCATTTATTAATATACCAATATCATTAGTTGGTATATCTTGATTTGAACTGACAAATAAATTTTGAGTCAGTGGAATTCTTCTTAAAATTTTATCTGATTCTAATACTCGACTTGCATGTTTTTGTAAAACGAATCTATGAACATCAGTTGTTGAAGTGGTAACTCCTACTTGAATGGTGCTTGCAGAACCAATTTGTGCTGTAGAATTAAATAATCTAATTTTTGTAATATCTTGACTTGGATCATCAGGTATTACAGGATCAGCAAAATATGTTCTACCAGACTCTAAACCTACTAAAACTTCACCCTCTGGTTGATAAGTAACTGGATCACCCTGAATAAATTTTATATTTCTACTTACTCCAAAATTGATAAAACTAAATTTACCATTCAAAGGATTAAATCCATCTAATCCTGCAGCAGTTCCCCCAGTTAATATCTCTTCAACAATATCAGTTGTAATATCATAACTTGGTAAAGAGTTAGATGCAACGTATCCATCTATATTACCATCAGTATATACAGCGAGAGTGTCTGCGATTACATTATTATTTCCTTGATTTAAAGATACACCTGAACTTGTTGCTTTTTCTATTTTTCTACGAATATCATATGCTTGATTTGGAACTTGAGTAAATCCAGCAATATTACCACCAGTTATTTGATTTAATCCAACGTCTATACTATCAACTGTACCACTACCTTCAATAACTTGTTCATTTCTTTTTAGAATATCAAATCTATCACCAAGTTTTAAAGATGATTTATCAATAGGTGTTTTTAATTTAAATGTCGCACTTCCTTGAGGAATTTCAACTTGAAATCTTGAGCTTGTATTATAGATCCAAGAATTCGCAAATATTTGTTTATAATTTTCACCACTGTTTTCAATTTTTTCACCAATGTTTTTAACAAAGAAATTCTCTGCTTCATTAATTAAGTTAATATCAGTGATTGGAACTAATTCGGATAATACACCAGTAATTCTTAAATCAACTCTCTTTGATAAATCACCATTTTCAAATCCAAAAATAGTTTCATTATCTCTAATATTATCTGCAGTTCCTATTCCAACACCCACACCAGAACATCCAAAGAATTGATTGACTGATTTTGAAGTGTAATTAATCTCTGTATTCTGACCACTTATGACAGTTCCAGTGGTTCCAAATCCAACAGTTGAATCTACGTTAATTATTGATGCTCCTACACCAACTTCATCTAATACTTTAGTATTACCTGGTACTGTAAATATACCCTCAATTAGGTCACGATCACTAAATCCAACGAATAATGCTATCTTAAAATAATTTTTACCCTCTCTCTTTATAATTTCAACCTCAGAAACTGATGCATTTGTCGCAGTATCAGTTGATTTAAATATTGTTTGTCCTGTTAGGTTTTGTGGCTCTCCATTTGGTGTAATTAAATCTGCAACAACAACTTCACGACGTATAAATTCTGCATCAGATGGTTTAATTAGATTTCCTTCTAAATCTAAAATTCTAGATTCAACACCATATAATACTTTAAATAAAATCCTTATTGATTCTTCTACACCTTTTGATTGATAAAAAGAACGAGCAAATTTGACAAAATTACCTACATCTAATTTTTCTGAGAAGTCATTATTTTCTAAACCAGGCAAAAAGGTCTTCTTCATTTTTTTGAAGAATTCCTGAATGAATAATACTGATAGGTTTGTTAAATTTGAACCAGATGTATGAGGAGAAGCTGTTGTTTCATCAAATTTTAAACTCTCACGATTAATTTCAAGAAGTGATGAAGAGACTCCTACATTAAAACCAGTTATACCACTAAATCCACGGATACAACCAGTAAATGAATTTGTAGTTATTCCTGTATAAGATATAATTTCATCATCTATTTTTAATAATCCATATTCAGAAGGAAAACCTTTTGTACTAGGAACAGTAATTGTAGTATCTGTTGTTGATATTCCAGCAGAAATGCTAGTAACTCCAACTACAACCTCTGGAACTAAATTATCAACTTTTAAATATTGATCTAAATTAGTAACTAAATCAAGAGGTCCACCTTGAAACTCTTGTGAAATGTAATATTGTTTTAAAAACTCAGTAGCATTAGGAAAATCAGATACCAGAAATTCAGGTAACTGATTCTCAATAATAGTATTGACTTTTATTCTTTTGTCAATTTGTGACATAAATTATTTCCTCTCTAAGTCTCCATTAGAGTAACTTGATGTATAGTAATCTCTTGTGAATACAACTCCTGAAACATCTTCACCTGAAGCAATTACATCCTTGATAGTATTTATTGTACTCTTTGAAACATCAAAATTAAGATACAAATCTTTCAATCCAACAACATCATTTGACTCAGGGAAAGCTTGAACCTCAATAATATTATTTTCACTGACTGTTGATGTAATATTTACTGTATTTAAAATTACTTCACCCTTCATATAGTCAACAAGACCTGCATCTCTTACAATAACTCTTTGTTGGTTCTTATTATTTTTAGTAACGATACTCAGAGTACCTAATCCACTACCATCTAAATTACCAGATGCATTTTTATTTGGAACATCAGTAATGTAAGCAACATCATTAAATCCATTAATTGTAAATCCTGTACTCTTTATATTATATCCAGCAGGGTTGATATTGAATTTATTACCAAAGCATAGTTCATACTGTGCAAACTGATTTAAAAGTGCCTTCAAATCTCTTCTCACGATTACCTTTGTAATGTTAGATGTAATTCCATTATCTACACGGTCAATAAGAGTTGATACTTTACTATATTTAAATCTACCACCAAACTTATTAATTTCAACATTTGATGCATATTCATTCAGTGAATTAATAATTGAAGTTCTCAAATTAGTTGCCGATGGTATCGCTGATGGATTGTAGTAAGCAGTACAGTCAATCTCCACATATAGAATCTTCAAGTCAATTATTTCAGAGTTTATACCAGCGATAGCGTAATTTTTTAATTTGTTTTTGATTTGTGATTTATCAAAGTCCGATACAAATGTACCGTTTTTTGGTTTGATACTAATTTGAACCTTACCAAATTGTGGTGGGTTTAACTCCTCTCCCCCAATCACAGCTACTGACTCTGCTTGTGGGAAAATTGTACCAATTATTGCTTCATAATCTCTTGGTGTAACTGCTCTGTATTGTGCTGAGTAAAGTCTTGGAGCAAAATACTTAATAGAAGACACATCTTCAACTTCTGAACCGTTGGAGGCATTTGAAACAGTAGTTACTGTAACACTATCAGATGGTGTGAATATTGTTGAATCACTTTTTAAAAATGTTCCTTGGAAACTAAAATTAGATGCACCATTACCAGTTTCCCCTTCACATACAATATATCTTGCAGTCACAGTTGAGGTATTTTCTAATTTTCTTCCAAATAATCCATCACCAAATAATATTTCATATTTTTCATCCTGAACTTCCTGTGCTAAGAATATCTCAGAATTTTTATCAATGTTTAATATATTATCAACCATTCGATACTTACGACCTAAACTAACGTCATTTGGTCCTGAAACAAATACTCTTAATGTTGAACTATCAATGTTCGGACTATCAATTATAAATCTCTGATCTATAGATGTGTCAACACGATATACTCTTGAGAGGTATGTTCCCTCATGAATCGTAATTGGATCATCAAATTGAGCAAATGATGTGCCTCCAATATCTTTAACTCTTGTAGATGTAACGTTATCAGGTATTGAGAATCGATAAGTTGTATTTTCTGCACTACCTACACAAACTAAACCTGATTGAAGCGTTAAGAACTTTGTAGTGCTATCATTTGTTGTACCTACGTTTATGTCTCCAATTCGCACTTGTGCTGTTGCAGCGGTTTTTGAACGGGGTACATAACCAATATTTCTTGCAAGTGATATTACATTCTCTCTAATTGTTGCAGAATCCAAGAAAGATTCATTTGCAACCAAATTTGCATTAAATGAGTTAATATATGTGTTGTAAGCTAATGTATCAAGTAAGACTGAAAAGTTAGAACCTTCAAAATCAAAATCTGTAAAATTAGAATTTGATCTTAGGAAATCTTTTATTTGTGCTTTGATTTGATCAAAGTCTAAACTTGTAAACTGAGTAAAGGGCATATTATCTTGTTGGTTCTAAAATAAAGGAAAATGACTGAGTAGGTACATCTAATCCCCTGATATCAAAAAATACGCTAACATCAAATTGGTTGTCATCAGGTCGTGCTCTGACAGTAGCACCTACGTTAGTGACTCTAGGTTCAAAATTGGCAAGCACTTCACGAATTTGATCTTCAATTGTCATTACAGTCATACGATCAAAGTTCTCAAACAAACTATCACGAACGTCTGTTCCCAACAGTGAGTTAAAAAACCTCTCTGTAGGTATCGTTTCAACCAAATTTCTTACTGATCTAATAATAGCTCGCTCATTTACAAGCACAGGAAGGTCTTTTGTCACTGGATGTGGTGTAAAAGACAAACTGATATCCTTAAATGCTCTTGATTTGCGTTGAATCGCCATTATTAATGCTTTTAGATTTATTTATACCCTATCTTGCATAATCTTTCATCACATAATCATCACTATCAAAGT